TCATCCACGACGGCAGCGAGGAGGTGGTGGGGTTGTTTCCTTATCAGAAGTCAGGCAAGGTTAAACCTCACGTTATAAAGCGTGACAAAACAGTAGTAGATTTTAAGCGTGGGTTGACTCAAAAAACAGGGTATTTTCTATCTAGCGAAGGCTCTGCTGCCCGCTTTTTCTATTGCGCTAAAGCTAGTAAATCCGAACGCGGTGAAGGTAATACTCATCCTACGGTGAAACCACTAGCATTAATGAAATACCTGATCACATTAGGATTACCTCCGGGTGGGACAGTCTTAGACCCTTTTTGTGGTTCTGGCACTACCGCTTTAGCTTGCAAAGAATTAGGTAGAAATTATATCTGTATCGAGAAAGAGTTAGAATATTATCAGATAGCTTGTAACAGGCTAGACCAACCTATAGAACCTATTCCAGATGAACCGATAGAAGAACCAGTAGATAATTCTCCATTACAGTTAAAACTGTTTTAAATTTGATAAAATACAGTAAAACCAAGAGATAATTATGACAAATCTAAAAGCTTATGTTGTTTCCGATTCTAATAATCATGTTCTAGTCGCCAATATGACTGAACTGGAAGTTATTGAAGTTTTAAAAGATGAAGTGTCTAAGCTAAAAGCTCAGATCGGTGAACTTAACAAAGCAGAAGCAGAAACAGAAGCGTAAGTGGATTAGGGAACTGTCAAGAGTTATTTCTTGTCAGTCAAGAGTTATTATTTAATTTAAAGAGAAAATCCATGAATAACAATAACTTTGACGCTATTATCGAAGATTTGAGTATCGAAGACTTGAGAGCCGAATACGCCGAATTAACCGACTCATACGATAGCCTGATGTTTGATTATGAAACATTAAAATTAAAGGTAAAAATGTTAGAAATTAAAAACCGTAACCTAAAAGCTAAACTCAATAAATCAGAAAAAACCTAAGAATTAGTTTATGACGGATTAGGAGATAAATAATATGACAGATAAATTTAACCCAGAAGATAAAAACTTACAGCCAATTAGTCAGTTGCTAGGGAGAGCCGAAGTAACAGCCAATGACATCCAAAAAGCTATCGATGACTGGAAAAAGAAACCTCCCGACCCTGAGTTTAAGAATTTATTAGAACCTGAAATAAGTTATGAGTGATTTTTCTTTTAACCCTGGTACTCGACGCTATCGAGACAATAGAACGGGAAGATTTGTCTCTACTGAAAAAGTTAGACAAATCTCCCAACAAACTATTAATGCCCGTACTCAAAAAACAGATAAACTTACCCGTGACCTTTTACAGAAAAAAATAACTGTTAGTGAGTGGGAAGAAAAAATGTCGTTTGAGATTAAAGACTTGACTATTCAGCTTTATCGAGTTGGTAAGCCTGACATGAACGCTTCTGACTATGGCAGAATTGGTCAGATGCTTAGAACACAATACGCACGATTAAGAAAGTTTTGCCGTGATATTATTCTTGGTACTCAATCAGAGGCTCAAATAATCAACCGCTCTAAACAGTACGTTGCCAAGTCTAGAGAAGCTTTTGAGGAGGGAAGCCGGAGAGGACACGCTCTAGTCAACAAGTGGGAAAAGAGAATAATTACCAAAAAAGAATCTTGCCAAGAGTGTCTTTTTTATGAAAGTGCCGGCTGGCAGCCTATTGGAACACTCCCCCGCCCGACCGAAAGATGCACTTGTCGGGCTAATTGCGGTTGTTACTTTATTTTTTCTAACTCTAGGACACGACCTACCCAGAATATGCTCTCGTTAAACTTTGGCTGGACGAAATAAAAAACGCAGGGTATCAATCCTGCGCTGTTTCCTCAGCTATACACTTTCTATGGAGACAAATATTTTGTATTGAAATTTTATATTTATAGGTTGGGCTGGAGACGACACTATTAATATACATCAACCAACCATAAACGTCAAGTCTTTAGATAGAATTATTTATATAAGTATTTTTTATTGACATGGAACTAGAACTAACCCGCGCTGAATTAGAGATATTGCTACAGACCCGTCATCCTACCGACGAGGAGATGTCGTTAATCAATCAATTCAAACCCTACGGACTCGATCCGTGGGAATCATCGGAACTGATGCGATTTGCTTTAATTGCTTCAAATAACTTAATTCACGGTTCTGGCCAGGTATGGGATAAAAATGTTTTAGAAACTATGGTGGCTAGTTATCCCGGATGCGCCTTGATGATCGATCATGAATGGGAAGATCAGACCAAAACTTTTGGGATGATCTATGATTCTTTTATTTATTCCTTGCCTCGTGTAAGCAAGGAAGGGATAGTGCGAATCCTCGAAAAATCTCCTAATCCAAGCGAAGATTATCGAATAATCCAAAAAGACGGCTATCATCAGGTCTTGGTCTTTGGATTTGCAGAAGCGACCCACCCGATTGTTTCAGAGATTTCCTATGGCAGAAAAGCCGATGTTTCAATGGGGGGAATTTTTTATGGCGAGTCGATTTGTCCTATCTGCGATATTCCTTACAGTGATCCTAAATGTCCCCACTACCCCCCGTATATGGCAGGGCTAGTAGATGAAGAAACGCTAACCCCTTACTATCGCCGTTCCGGAAAAATGGATTCTATCGAATGCAGTTTTGTTGCTAATAACAATTGTCGTCAGGCGAGATTGATAGATTCTCGTCTCAATACTTTTGTTTTTTCCTAAAACAGAAAGTTCTGTAGTACAATTATATCTAATAGTTAGTGATCAGTAATCAGTAATGAAAAGTACCCTAAAAGAAATCAAACGGGTTACTCCCGTAGTTATTAAAGATTCAGCAGAAGGAAGTGATGCTCCTTCTCAAGAAGAAATCTACGCCCTGACTCAAAAAGCCACTTTTCGAGGTGATTTAAAGTCTTCTGGAAGTGGTGTACCAGTCAAAAATTCTGACCCTGATCCCACTCCCGTCCCAGTCTTTGATCCCAAAGCGATTCAAGAGATTGTCAAAAACACCGTAGCAGAAACCGTAGCTTCGGTAAAGCAAGCGATGGAATTAGACAAACAATCTGCATTAGAGTCTCAAAAACAACAATTTGAAACTACAAAAGCTACCCTAGAAGCTTCTCTCAATTCTGCCACGGAAGCTATCCAAAAATCTAATGAAAAAATCGCTCAACTAGAAACTAAAGTCACTGAGTCGGAAAAGACGATTAATAATTTTGCTGACGTAGGAAAGCTTTACGGTAGCCAAACACCAGAAAAAATGCAGTTCCCTAACTTCAACAAAACCGTCGCTCATGATGCTGATAAAATTACAGGTGCGCTTGACGAAACCTTTGATTTGATTGAAGACATTCAGAAAAATTCTGGTGTAATCTATTCGGCTCCTGTAATGGGCGGTAATCAGACAGTAAACCTGTACGATAAAGTACGATTAGATCGCCATGTTAAAAATAACCGGCAACAGATTGTCAACTCTTTAGATGATTGGGGTCGCAAACAAGGCTGGTTCAGAGGGACTCGTTCGGCTCCTGTAATGGGCGGTCAAGTTTCAAAAAATGCCCCAACGACTGCGGCGGATTTGCCTCCGTTTTTTCTTGACACTTTGTCAGCAATTCTCCGTACAACTCAAATCCCTGGGTTTGCCTTTTGGCAGATTCCTAATTACGCATTAGACTTTACGGCTCGTAATGGAACTGTTATCCGAATTCCTCGATTAAATTACCTAACAAGTTCCCCGTCGGTAAGCGATTATCAACTATCAGGAAAGGGTGAGTATGCTGATCTGACTTCTGAATCAGATAATAATAGTGCGTCTAGCGTATCGGCAGAAATCTTTGAATATGGGCGCGGTAAAGTAGGTGCTTCTACTGCAATCCGACCTGTTTCTATCCCAACTTTCACTGAATATTTTAGTGCGATGGGAATGATTGATTGGATGCAGAATACGCTGTATTACGACTATGCAAGTTTTGATAATACCATGATCAAAACGATGCTTGATAGCACGTCACTGCATTTGTATAACAAAAAAGGCAGTCTTGTTACTTCTCCTACTGGATTATCAGCAACAGGAGATGATGGAACTTTTACCAAAGGATTCTTGCGGCGATTATATCAATACGCCCACGATAACAAGTTCCAGATGTATCCCGACCAGACGTATTTGCTATTCTTAAATTCGACTCAAATTCTGCAATTAAAAGAGAGTTATAATGACGATTGGCAAGCAAATACGACTCGCGATCTTGACGCTTTACTAAATATTCTCAATCC